TTCTTCTTCGAAGGAACGCTCAGAGGTTTCAGTTTCGAAAATCTCTTTATGCTCTTCGCCGTAACGAGCATACTCAAGACCAAACAAAGCGTTCAGTCCCGGGAGGAGTTCCTTCAGTAGTTGTGCGCGGGAAATAGCCATTTAATATGCTCCTTATACGCCAGTGGCGTTGTAATACCGGTGCACACCAAAGTTCCACTTCACGATCACTTCCGTGTAAGAACCGGGGAAACCAGCGATTGCTGTCTCAGGCACAACGTCGATAATACGAACCGGCAGGGTGGTTGTGGTGTTGGTCGCATCATTGATGGCTACACCAGAGTTGCCTGTAGTCGTAGAACCAGAGTTCTGAACCAAAGCAGCGTTACGATTAACATCAGTACGGTTTAAGTAACTGATGGTTGTTGTGCCAGTGTCACACACTGCGGCTTTGAACAAAGCGTCCGGGTCGTCCTGCACATAGGCAGACATCGTGGAGTTTGTTAAACCGCCGGGGTAATACTGACGGAAGGTCAGACCAAATGTCGGATCAACATAGGTGACACCTAAGAAAACACCAACAGCAGAGCCAGAGTCCGTGGTGGCTACTTTCGTAATATTCCCGTCGGCATTAAGGTTAACAACGTCGCCAAAGAAAATAGCGGTTGTCTCACCCGTACCGATGGGGATTTGACGAGTAGCACCAGCAAACACCTGACCGCCGATCAAATTGATCGGAATAAGCCCGTAAGGGCCTGATACGGTGGGATATGCCATTTTTAAACCTCGTTAAAAAGTTATTTACCTTTACCGAACGAAATCGTAGACCTTTTCTCTTTAAATAAGGGCATACGAGCATCATTCTCTCTCATAAACGTGTTATCTACAGCATCCATATTGTCTCTAGTGGCCTTGGCGTAGTGTTGCTTACGCTGCTCCATAAATTCAGTAGGGATCTTGCAGAGTAACAATCCGGCAACCTCAATATTGTCCTTAAAGCGACTATTGGGATCCGTTAACATCTGGAACTTAGGCTGCTCTTCAATCCGAACAGGCTCCCAACCTTCACGCATCTTAGAAGATACGTTCTTAGCATCGGCCTGCCCTTGTGAGGCAACACGAATCCAGCGATATGAATACCCCGGCTGTTTATCCGGCTCCGGTAATGCGGAAGCGGGTGCCCAAGCCTGTGGACGTTCTACATTGGTTCGATTTTCAAGTTCTCTATTAATTCTTTTGTCTGTCATTTTAGTTCCCCATCGTCTTTGCATATTCCTTTGCGTATTGCTCAGGAGTTAAGCCCAACTTTTTCGCAAGGGCTATTTGCGATTGCTTCAGCACTATCTTTTTGGAGGATGTGCTACGAGACGCTGGAGCAACTACAGTAGAAGGTCTTTCTGTACGCTGGCTGTTTTTGTCAGTCTGCGTTTCAAATTCCTCCGGGAATCTCTGCCGCATTGTTTTGTCAATACGAGCATAATATTCATCGGTGGTTGCATAGGATTGCCCATGCTGTTCAACTAAATCTTCATGTAATGCTAGTGCCATTCCCGTCATTAGGCGATTTTTCCCAAACCATGTGTTGTGCTCTTGCCACGCAACAGCCCTATTGTCGGGTTTTGGTACTGGCTGACTATTTACCACAGATTCTTCCTCTTGCAAAGAGGGTGTAAATCTTTCGGCCTGGTTAGCCTTCATTTTGGCATCGGTCAGCTTCTCTTGGGCATCAACTAACCGCTCCGAATCCCCAGCGTCATAGGCGTCTTTATAAAGCCGCTTGGCGTCTTCTAGCTCTCTTTGGGCGGATTGTTTGTAATTTGAGATAAGAACGCTTTGGGAGCTAGAAACCTTGGCTTTAAGCGCTTTATTTTCCTCAATAGCCATCTGAGCAAGCCGGATAGCCTCTTCCCGCTCCCTAATAGCCTCATCTTTGACCCGACGCTCGTCATGCCAGACCTTTTTCATCTGCTTCAGGCGAGTCTTTACCTTATCGGAATACTCTTCTAACTCGTCTGCGTCTAATTCTTCGACAATTTCCCTTGGAAGCGGCGTCCTGCCTCGATCTTCCTCCGGCGTGTCGTCCTGAACCTCTATGTCAATATCAGGTTTTACACTATTTTCTAGGGGTTTACCCTGATCTTCTTCAACTTCAAACTCAAAATCGTCCTTCTTTTGGGCTTCTGCCATGTTTTACTCCTATTTGCGGCTGATTCCACGGGGGTCTTCAACTACTCCCTCGACAGAATCATCGTTAATGATGCGGAATTCACGACCATGAATTTTTAGCCGTGTACCTGCGTGGGGGCGCACGAGAATAAAATCCCCTTCCCTACACCAGGGTCCACTTGGGAACCTTGCGGCGTCCTTATAGCAATCCGGCCCCATCTTTACGACAAAAAGAACCGTTGTGAGTAGTTCTTCGTGCTGGAGAGTCAGGTCAGATTTAAGAATCCCGCTTTCGTACTGCTCGTCTATGTTGGGAATTCCACACAAAATGCGATAGCCAGAAGGATCTGGTAACTGCTTTGCTTTTCTATCGTCGGTGTCGGGTAACACTGTTGCCTCGTTTGGGTCATCGGGGTTTGTGCCGATTAATAATTCACTCATCAGAGTTTTCCATCCTTTCTGCTGTTTCTATAAGAATATTGTTTGCGATCAGAAGTCCACGATAGATCCCGCAGCCATATTGGTAGGCTCCAAAATCCTTGGCGTTACCCAAAACCGTGTCCTGTTCGATGATTTTCATTTCCTCTCGTATCTTGTCTGAAAGATATTTGAGAATGTCATTACTCATTTACTCTCCTTTTTGGGGGATTGCTTCATCATTTGAGCTATCTGAACGCCAAGTTTGGCCTCTTCTAACTCATTGCGGTCATTTTGTAACCGCTCCTCTCTGGCAATTTCAATGCCAATCTTTGTGCCGGCGATATCTTCTCTAGACTTCGTAGATTCTTGTGCCTGTCGTTCTAAAGATTTAATTCGCTCGACTTCAATGCCCTGCTGTTGAATCTTAATTTGTGCGTCCATCTGATCCTTCTGCGCTTTGCGCTGAACTTCCTGAGCTTTGATCTGAAGTTCCTGCATCTGCATTTGAATGATGGGGTCTTGCGCTTGCTCTTGTGCCTGCTGTTGTGCAGCGGCGGCTTGATTTTGTTGAAGCAACTGTTGAGAAGCCTGGGCAACCATTCTAGAAAGAGCATTCTCAAGTTCTTGTGGTAATGCTTCGTCTTCCTCAACCGAAGGTAACGGAGCGCCTATTTGCTGCTCAATCTTATTGCGGTACATAAAGGCGTAGTGCTCTGCTATGTGCGCCTGAATAGATGCCATAATCTGTTGGGCCATTGGGTTTTGTCCAATCATCTGTGCAGTCATTGGATCCTGCATAAATGTCTGGTGAGTTGTAATATGGGCTTCGTGATCTTGGTAAGCAAAAGCCTTCAAAGGCTTCATGCGAACAACATCCATATTCTCTGAAACGGGGTCTTTTGGTTTTTGGTCGTCCTCCATCGGAACCAACTTGGCTGCGTTCCTAATACCTAAGACTTCAAGCATCTGCCGGTGTAGATATGGCAGATCGTATAACTGAGGTGCGCCCTGGGCCAATTGCATGACCGCCTGATACTGGACAACCTTCTGCGACATTGTTGCCGCATTGGGATCGGATACAGGGATTACGTCTACATCATCGTAGTCTGACTGCTTGGCACGAGGTGGTCCTTCTACCGGTTCATATGAATACTCTTCTGGGGTGTAGTCACGGATGATGTTTTTCAGGAGTTTAAATTCCTGCTTCATCGCATAGTGAATACGTGCCTGAACGGCTGACATCACCTTAAGCGTGCGCTCAAGAATTGCCAGCGTCGTACCAACAGGAGATTGGGCACTCATGTCGGATACCTTCAGATCCGCTGCACTAGCGAATCTACGACCTTCTTCAACTATGGTGCCCAAGAGGGTATACAACACCTGACTTGGCTCCTTGTATGGGAGCGTCATAATGTTGTCTTTGATCGTGCCAGAGGCTACATCTACATCTCGGAATTCTGCCGGAGCGATCGGCGTGTCATCACCCTTAACCCGCAGACCTTTTGTCTTGAATCCTCCGGGGAGATTAGAGAGAGTACCTGCGTCAACAAGTTGGCGAATAATAGAAGTGCCAGACTTAGCAAAAGCGCCAATGAGATGAATAAGACCAAAAGCATAGAACCCAAATCCCGGGATGTATGAATAATGGACAAAATGATTGCGTTTTTGCTTAAGATCATCATCTGGATTCCAATTCCTACGGATGGCTAATACGTTCTGGGTACCTTTTTCGATAGTAACAACGTAAGGCAGAGCAATACCCGTCGGCTCGCCGTCTTCGTCTTTGTCCTCGTAGCCGGGAAGATCGATGTCCACGTGCATCTCAAGGATCTTGTACCGATCGTCGGATGAGGCACTAAACCCCATCTTCTCAGCGATCTTCTTTTCAACCTCATCGAATGAATCAACTGGATCACCAAGGTCTATGTCACGATAAAAGCCAGCCACCTGTAGCCTGCGTAGTTCGTTTTCCGTCTTACGCATTACATGGGTTACACGCTGGGAGGTCTGGATGTTTGAGGCACCATAAGGAACCACAACGTCCTCGGCCGGAACAAACATAGAAACTTGTCGGTCTAGTCCAGGGTCGAAATAGACTTTCTTAAAAGCATTACCTGCCAGCCCCAAGCCCCACAACATACGCTCATGCTCCGGGCGATACTCAACCATTACTTCGGTTAACTGGTAGTTCATGTCATCCTTGACACGAATTGCTGCTTCTTTTTTCTCGGCTGTTTCTTTGCCTATGATCTGTGTCTTGACCGGCCCAGTTGATGGGAAGGTCTCCATGATCGTCTCAGCCTGAAACTTAACTAGGGCTTCTGAGAGAAGGGGGTGATACACGCCGCAAGCACCCGGCCAAGGTTCTGTCCGGTCTTCGATCTTTAGGCCAAGGAGTTCTAGGCCGTCTACATAAGTCTGCATCCAGTCTTTGCGGCTGGATAGGTCTTCTTCAAACTCACCAAGTAAGTCGTTACATACTTCTGTTAACTCGCCCTCGTCCATCTCTTCAGCGAGGTTGGCGTTGAAATCATCATCTTCTTCACCCGGTTCAATCTCAATCTTTATACCACCTGCCTCAATACTTACCCGTTCGGGATCTTCTATCTCAATTTCAATATCAGGCTCCATTTCTTGCCCGAGCAGT